GGTGCTGTTGGTACCGCAGGTGCGGACTTAGCATTTGAATCAAGAGATAATCCTCTAGCCCTTAGACCTTCGGGACCATCAAACGATTCACCCTTTTTCACGGTGATACCTAAAGACGGAAAGGTTCTGTCTTCATCACCATTGTATATATAACGAGCCATGGATTCTCCTATGATTCAATCATTTCTGTTACGGTAAAACGGATAGCAGCCCAAGTTTCAGTTGCTCCGCCTTCGTTAGAAAGTGGTTCTCCGTATTGGACATCTATTCCGGGTTCTGCTGCTTGCCAGATTATATTTGGGTTTTCTACTCCAAGAGTATGCTGACCCGCCCTTAATCTTTCTTTTATTGCATCTATCAAATCATCAAACGCACTCATAGCATCTTCTGCATTTCGTTCTAGCGAGTGATGAAATACTTGTAGGGCAATTCCATAATCAACACGCTTCCAGCCTTTGCCTGCGCCACCTGAACTCATAGTATCTACTCCGCCAATAGCGATACGAGATTCTTGTTCATTTTCAATAAACACTACCGCAGCAGCACGATTGTTTTGCCCCGGAAATGAATTGACTTGAAAATTAATGCGTTTAGGAAACGAAGATAATGTTTGATTCAGCGTATCTATTTGAGCGCTTGATATCCAGTTCTGTACTGCTTGGCGAACAGTCGCTCTGGACATTATCTAATCCTGCGATAAGGTTTCAGTAAGTCCATAGCCATAGCCATATCATTACCTATATTCTGTTCAAGGTTCGGTGTTCCGCTTGTATTAGGCATTGTACCAACAGACATAGTTAAACTTGAATCTCCGCGAACTTTTAGCATTGCAGTAGTAGCGAGAATAGTAGCCTCTTTAATTGCCGGTGGCAATGCTGAAATAGAAACTCCTGCGCTGTGTGAATATATCAACGCCTCTGTCAATGGCACTGTATTGCTACCAAATACATAATTATTAGCAACTGTAACATATTCAGAATACATGCCGTCGTAAATCTTCAAATCTTGCCCTGCTGTTATGCCAGTTCCATCTTTTACTGTCAATGTGCTTTGTGTAGCAGTAGCCGTAACAATAGTTGTATTTGCGTAACCATTGACATAGGTATATTTCAAATAAACTAACATTCCTGATGTTTGAGGAAAACCGAACTGTAATGGACCTGCGCTTGTGTATAACGCACCCATGTTAGCGTAAGGAAAAATAATCTGTTGATTTTCAATCCATGCTACCGAACAGTCAGAAGCCTGATATAACTGCGTAGAGGGATTGCCATACCAAAAATCAGTTAAAGCGATTACTGGGTTATAGCGTGGGTGAAATTTAATTGTGCCGTCGGGTGAAATTCTTGCTCGTTGAGTTTCGGTCTCCTGAGTAGCGCCTAATACTTGATTGCAATATGTGTCAACCCAAGATGAAGCCCGAGAAATAACATTGGCTAATTCACTTTCCTGAACATCAGGGTCAGTTGAATTAAATACTAAGTTATCAATATCAATAGCGGTGGGCGCATTGCGATATTCGCTATTAGTCAAATATGGTGTTGAGAACTGTTGTGTGGTTGGGTTGATTGCGTTAGCCACTAGAACCGTCCATCTCTATTCTTGTATTTTCTTGTCCACATCTTGAACATTTCTTAAACCAACTGCCGAATCCGCAACTGGAACAAGGGTAGCCACCACTGGTAGATACTCCGTTTAATCCTGCTTCGCCTAAACCTTCTTCTTTCAATTTTCTTGCCAATTTTGGATTTTCAACATTAAATAATCCATCTTTGCCTGCCCTAATAACTTTAGTGCCTCTTTTTGTTTCTACTGATATTTCTCGTAATCCTTGTGGTGGAATTATTCTTGCCATTTCGCCCTCGCTCTAAATTGAAAACCAACCTGCGTATCGTGCATTAGGATTATCTATCAGCCATTGTTTTCTTAATGCGTTTTGATATTCCCAATCAACATCGTGAGAATCTTCTTTAGATTGAATGGGGACATACCCATTATTTGATATATCCCCATTCATTATTTACAGACTAAGCGTTTCCGATACCTGAAACTGCTCCGTTCCATGCTGGTGCATAGCAGAAGAAAGTTCCACGATAGTAGGTTGAGAAGTCGTAAGTAAATTGAACTACTGGCCATTGAATACCCATGTAGTCCTGTACATTGATTGCTGCCCAAACATCAGATACTTCTGTATCAGGAATTGGCAGAGTGTAAGAAAGAACTGGTGATACGCCTTGTTGCAACCATGGGTGAACAGTTAGCGGAACCATCTTTCCTGTAATTTCATTGTTAAGTGCGCCGATTGTAGCACCACCAACATAATCGCCTGTTTCTGTTTGTGTCAGATTTAGACGATAGTTAGCAGTTGATCCGTTCTTAATAGAATCAGATAGTTGCTTGCGGTCTGCGCCGTTGATAAGAATCTCATCAGGGTCAGCCTTAACATTGTTGTATAGATTGTAGAATACTGTCTGGTATTCAACGCCCGGATTTGATGTGCTAAATGCAGCACCATTGCGGTTGTTGTTGTAGCCAGTGTTAGCACCTAGAACTGTTGGAATAATTCCGTCATATCCAGTTGCGTAAGCAGAAGTATCAGCGTTAGCACGAGAAGCAGCAGCGCCAGTAGTTGAGAACGCGAAGTTATCACCTGTTAGGTTAATTGCGGCGGCACCTTGTACTACGCAAGAGTTACCCTGTGCTGTACCTACATACTTGCAGTTAGCGGTTCCAGTTGCAGTTCCAACATAAATGTTGTAACCAATTGCGCCTGATACTGCTGTCCAAGTTAGAGATAGAACATCTCCAGTAGCGATTGTTTCTGAGGCTACTGAGGAAACGATTGATTCACCGAATCCTGAACCTGAGATACCTGCGTTTGCTGTGATGTAAATGTAATAAACACCTGAAGCAAGTGCTGTTTGTCCTGTTACTGCTGCTGGTGAAGAAGCAACAATACCTGTTACTGCTGACAATGCGCCAACATAAGGTGATGCAGTTCCACGAGCATATAAGAACATTCTTTCTTCCATCAACATTGTTGCGTAAAGAGTTGATGTAGAAGATAGTTGACGAAGATCTTGATATCCCATACCTGAGAAGTTAGCATCAAAAGATACCTGATCAGATAGTGAGTAAGAGTTGTATGGCAACACTAAATCGTCAGCAAGATATGAAATCTGCGGACCACGCTCTAATTGAAGCGGAGTTGATGCTCCCGGAGCGAAGTTGTTTTGTGTTGTTTCAGTGATTCCTGGCCATAGGTTTCCAACGCCTGTACCTGTACCTGTGTAAGCAGTAATTCTCTTAACACGGCGACTTGTACCAATTCCTTTTTTACGAGGAATCTTGTTGCGTAGTGGAGTTGGGCGAGGTGTCAGCATCTTTGCTGGTGCTTCCAAATCGAAAGCAGCGAAAGAAGATGACAATGGGCTTGTTAGGGTGATTTCTTTATTGATTTCACCAACAGCGCCTCTTTGTGCGGTTAGCGCAGTTTGTAGGGAAGCAAGAGCATCTGGAGTTAGTGACTTGTTTGCGGCAAGTGTTTCTAACTGTTTAGTTGGGTCTTGTCCTAATTCGCCATTCACGAATTGACGAGGTGAAGAAAGCGATTTGCTTAATTCTCCTAGATATTCTTCATGACGCTCTGCGGCAACTTTTGGGTTAGACTCGTTGAACAAGTCCTTAACTTTTAAGTTTTCCATTGAGTTATTTTCTCCTGTAAAGAGTTATTTAGATTCTACTTCAGGTTCGGCTTTGGCTAAGAAATCCTTTGCCATGTCGCGATATCCTTTAGCAAGAATCTGATCGGTTGTTGCGGAAGCCTTTGCTAAATATAAATCTGCTTTGGCTTTCCACTCGTTTGTTTTGTTAGCACCTGTCGCTATGGTTGTCCGTTTTGGACCGCCACCTATTGCGAGAGATTTTGCCGTTGCTAGTTCTGTTTCAAGTGATGCTGCTTTGTTCTCTACTGCCTCTTTTGCAGATTTCAACAATGCGACTTCGGCTTCAACCGAACTCATAGCACTCTTTACGGCTTTCTCAATGATGTCATTTAATTTGACATCAGCGAGCAGGGACTTATCTGTTGAGTTTTCCTCATCAGAATCTTCTTCTTCGATTATAGTTCCTACTTCTTCAATAGTTGAAGGTGGAACGATTGTAGTAGCTGATTTAGGTGTTTGATCAGGTGAAATCATAGTGGCTGTTGAAACATTACCTACTTCATTGTTAGGTGTTCCGCCAGCGATTTCAACTCTTGATAATCCGTGTGTTGCTCCCGGCATATTGCAACCACACTCTAAACATTTATCGGTTTTGTCAGCGGACATTGTAATTCCGTTCTGATCAACCATTTCTTTCTTTGCTTCACCTAGTTCGTGTTCGGCTCCGCTACCTGCTGGACCTTCAACAGATTCTTCTTCTGCTGATTCTCCGTATTGTTTGTCAATGTCATCATATCCGTATGATTTACATTCCATCATTATGTCATCTAATGCTTTGCGAGCAGATGAGTAACGAGTAATCATTTCATCACGGGAAGGAATGGTCTTGGTTTCTCCACCCATAGCCATTGGTTCTCCCGCTATTTCTTTCTCTATGTTGGTTTCCAAGAGTTCCTCTACTTTCGTTAGTGTTTTCTCACCATTAATTGATTTTGCCAAAACTAATTGACAATTAGGATTTGCTGGTCTATCTACTAGAGATACTTCAACAATCTGACCATCTATGATACGACCATTTGCTGCTTTTTGGTCACGAACCACACGAGGCGATTTGATACCAATACTGAATCCGCGTAATACGCGATTTTGAACTTTCTTTACTGAAACTGGGTCAACAACTAGAGCGCTGATGTAATGTCCGTCTGCTTTTGCTTCATATTCTTTAGCCACACCAGCAGCAATGTTGCTGTGTTGCTCACGGATATTTCCGCCAGTTCTGAACCAATCAGGCATAGCCTTATCTAGCCATACTGGGTCGCAGATTTGTTGATCAATGTCTAATGCGTCATCTGTCGCTTTTCCATATACGGTAAGAGTTCCGTCGCCATTATCATCGTATTTTAGAATGTCTGCATAGACATTTGTATTTTCGCTCATAGTTTTCCTTTACTCGTTGTCTTCGCCATATACATATTCCCATAGTCCAGTATCCACGACATAAGGCGCTATGTCACACATACAATTTGGGTGAACTGGTGGGTCGCCATTTGGCCATTGATCGCCTATATCAATCGGCGAAGCATCATAGTTTTCTTGGCACTCGTCGCAGGGATCTGCAACTAAGTATTCAATTTTCTCTACACCGCTTTCGGCGTAAAGGTCTTTGCTAGCCTGCACTACTGCTCGGCTCATTTCAGTTTGAGCAATCGTTACGGCTCTATCATCATTTCCTAGAATATAAGAAATATCGTCGGCTACTTCTTTGGGTGTAGAACCCTGTTTAAGACCCTCAGCGAGCGCTGTGCCAATCTGATTCAAGGTGGTGTTAGTAAGTCCTTGAATAACTATTCTTCGGCTCTGTAATAGGCGTTTAAGTCCGTCTGGTGGGTCAACTAAAGCAGCAGCAGCACGATTTCCGGGTTTCCATTTATTCCAGTTAATTGTTAATGCTCTTTGAAGTTTCTTTCGGCTAGGCAATGCTTTCTGAATTCCTACGGCTCTAGCCAATTCATAATTGGTTACATCTTCACCGAGGATATACGCATCAGCATAGATTCTGCCCAAAGCATTGTATAACTTTTCTGTGCTTTTTGGGTTGATAAAGATTTTCGCCCAATCTCTTGCGAGTACTGGTTGAAGTTTGTATGGCTCGTTCATTTCTGTATTACCGACTGGGTGTTGAGAAGCGAACCAAAAATCTGCAATATCTTTAGGGTTAAACATTGCTTTGATGCCCTGTTTTACTGAACGAGCATGCCGAGCCGCAAATTGAGTTTTCAATCGCGTTCTATTCGGCTTCATTACAATCCTATGTATCTCTCCGCATACCACTTGGCAGATTCAGTATCACCGATAGCGATATATTTGTTAATAACCTCAGCGTATTCAGTTTCAACTACTTCAAAATTGAATGGTCGTTTGAAATTACCTTTACGCATCCATTTCAAGAATTTTTTAACTTCTTGCGTAGCGCTTGGGCTGTCTTCTGACATTGTTTCAACAATATTCGGTACTGGTTTGCCGGTTTCTGTTTCTGCTTCGTTTCCAACAGTTATTTGGTCTGTGACAGGAGTAGCATCATCTCCACCTAATGCAGAAGCGCCACTCGCTGATAGCGCATCAATGATTCCGTCAGGTGATAAGAAAAATAATCCGCTACCTGAATAAAGCATAGGCATATCTGCTTGCGGTGTATCTAGTAAAGGTAATCCCATGGTTGATCGGGCTTCATTTACTGTGCGTCCGCCATTTTTTAATTCAATATCAACTCGTCGGGCTTCTGACTCTGTATCAATCTTGCTTTCAAATAAAATCTTAAATTCAAGTTCACGAGGCATGCCTAGATATAAATAAGACAGATTAGTTAATTGTTTGCTAATCCAATCAGCCAATGGTTGAATACCAATAATCTCTGCTGAAAGTGATTCGCCTTTCTGTAAGCCAGAAGCACCCAGACTACCGCTACCGCTGAATCCAATTTCACTTGGTAGTACGCCGAAGTGTCCGCAGATAGAAGTAATCAAATAGTTATCTAATACATCTTTGAATTTCTCACCATATCCGTCATATTGAATTGGTGTCATACCGGCAGGTAATAAACGAGCACGCTTTCTTTGTGCTGTTTGTCCTGCTAAATCATCGTTGAATATATTTTCATACGCTCTTAATAATTCAGGATTATTGCCGAAAGTAGCATCGGTAGTGAATAACAGTTCAGGCAATACGCCATCTGTATATTCTGCTCTAATCCATTGTTGTCTGCGTAAATAAATATCAGCCAGTGGTAATGCTCGCTCGGTTGGGCTAAATCCGTAAATAGTCCATGAGCGACGATTCTTAACTAAATAAGATAATTCATCTGAAGTAAATTCGCCATCAGCATCTTCAATTTCGTTTGGCGCCATAAACTCGGAACGAGGGAAGCCAAATAAAATTTGTTGATATGCTGGATTTGGTGGCATGGGGCGCATGCCTCTGTCATCAATCAATGGCTTGATAGTTGAGCCATCAAGTATTTGAAATCCGAATAAATCTCCGCCTACTGATTTTTGTGGCCAAATAGCCCAAGCATCAATTACAAGTATTTCTTCTAATGCTAAATTCAACCAGTCTGACCATGTGTATCCGTTGCCTCTGTCAGGTTGCTCCCAAAAAGAACGCAATCTGGCAATATCATCTGTGTATTTAACTCTTGCTTGCGCCATAGCACGAACATGATCTTTACCTGATTCAGCAGCAATCTTTTCTGAAGCATCTTCAGATAAAACAATATCCCAGTTCATTCCTACTATTTTGTTTTTAACTACTTCAATACATCTGCGAATAATATCTACTTGATCAGCAGTTGAACGAAGTGTTGTAAAAGGAATAAGTTTAGTTGGCGTAATATTGATATTTTGCGCAACTTGATATTCATATCTTCTTGGGTCAGCCCTTCCGTCTTCACGGACAGGATTGATTGCTCCGGGAATTAACGGATTGCCGGGAGTGAAAGGTACTGTTGGCCAAACAGGGTTTCTAGGTAATGAAACCGATTGACCATATTGTTGATTCATAATTCCAGAGCGATTAACCATTTCTTGTTCAGTCATGGTGACTGCGCCTGCAGGTAGTCGTGGTGCTTTTTCTATCTGCTGCGCAACCGCTTTGGCGAATCTATCTAATAGACCCACTTATGCCTCCTATGCGTGTACTACTACACGATATTGATTTGAAGTTGGTGCTACGGAGAAGTTAAGAGTAATCGCTGTTGTTGAAGTATGTTCAACATCGCAAATCACTTCGGCGTACGGAGAAGAATTATCGTACACAGATACTATCACATCTTTTGTGCCTAAGTTATGAGTAACAGTAATTGCTTGTGAAGAACCATCGCCAACATTTGCTGCATATTTACGAACAACAATTGCAGTATCAATAGAGAATCCACTTGCGCCAACTGCTAAACCACCACTAGCGACAACTACGCCTGAAAAATCAGAACCAACTAATTGAACACCATTGCTAGCAGTATATGTACCAGTACCACTAAATTGTTGCCATACGATTGCTGTTGTTCCAACTGTTACGCTGGTTGAAGTTTGTACCCAACCTGTATTGTCGTAGGCTGTACCACCAGTAACGAATGTGAAATCGCCACCTTGAATCTCGGCTGATGTATCAAAATCAGTAGCACGAGTTAATACCCAGTTAGTTGATACTGAACCAGTATTCGTTACTGTATAAATACCATTTTCGTATTGTGTAGTTTGATTTTTAACAAGCACTCTTTGAGTCGCAGAAAGCGTGACTCCGTCAATTACAAGTGCTGCTTGTGTACCTGAATTAGTTAAAGTAGCACCGACACCACTAGTTCCATTGTCGTAAGTCGCTGTTAAGTTTGCAGTTGTTGCGGCAACAACAGAAGCATGAATGTGTAAACCTTCTGCTACTGAATCAACATATCCTTTTGTTGCGGCATCAGTTGAATTGGTTGGTGTAGCAAGATTTGTAATCTTGTAGTTGTTGAATGAAACATCTGCAAGAGGAACTGTTAATGCAGAAAGATTGATTGAATTATGTGCGGCATTATCATGTGTTGGTGTTCCATGAGTATGGTCATTGCGAGCAAAATCTGTACCAGTTCCATTAGCGGAAGCAGCACCGAAAGTTGTTTGCGCTGTGACAACACCAAAGTTAGGTAAAGCGTGAACATGGTCTGCTCTTGCTGGTGTAGTTGCAGTTCCTACTGTGTTACTTCCGCCTGCGGCAAGAGTTTGTGGTGCAGTACTAGTTAGGCTAGGAGTTCCGTGTGTGTGGTCTGCACGAGCATAATCATTTGAAGTACCATTAGTAGAAGTATCGCCATAAGAGGTTTGTGCTGATACTGAGCCAAATGATGAGATTTGATCCCATGTGCTTGCGTCTGATAAATAAAGTAAATTAGTGTCAGTAGCAAAATACAATGTTCCTGCTGGAACTGTGTTGGCTGCTGGTCGGTTTGAGAATGTGCCATATTGAACTTGAGTTGTTTGAACGAAATTAACCCATGAAGTTCCGTTGTAAAAATAAAGAGTATCGTCAGAGGTGTTATAGTAAATCTGACCATCTAATGGTGTACTAGGAGCAGTGCCTAGATTTTGAATTACGGCATTTTGTAATTCGTTTTTGTTAAGGTCTAAATTGACCA